CCCGTTTTCAGTGTGGGGCTCACACTATATTGGTTTTAAAGAGCACGCGTCCCATCAAGATGAATTTAATCATAGAAGATAGAGTACGTGGTCAAACCAATAATCATGGTGTGTTCGAATACAAGAGACGCATAAAATGCTCATATGCAGAAAAGTAAATTTAAAGGACTTTTCGGCACGCACCGTTCAAGGCAACCTAATTCTTGAGGGTGAGTTAGTTTAACGACTTACCGAGTCGAATGCTTTCTAGGCACCAAAACCTACTGTCATAGGAACGATGGAGATGAAATGTGAAAAATCACAATCATCTGCACCAGCTCGAAACTTGACATAAGTTCTAGTTGCAGTGCTAGAAGCAGAAGTGGGACCAACAATAAAGAGATCACCAGTAGCTATGGTCGAGGCTAAACTGGCATCTGTTGCAATAGATGCTTGACTAGAAGCCATCTGGAGATTACAAAGACGGGTTGGATACATACAAAGAGCAGTAGCCGTGAGCTGAATAGGAGAATTTCCGACATTTCTAGACAAAACTTTGAGTCCATTAATAGCTCGATTGGGGGGTGATGATGGTAAAGTAGCTGAACTTCCAACAAGGCCTTGCTGGCCAGAGGTGGTAGATCTTGTAACTAAAACAACACCAGTTTGAGTTGGAGCAGTAGCTGCATCTTGATCAATTAACAGCCAACGTACTCCTCCTCGCGAATACAAAAATACTCCATGCAATGTTCCGAAAAGATCTGAAACATAAGGACTAGGAGTGGTAGTAGTAGTAACAGGAACATTAAAGGACTCAATAGTCCAAAACTTTGCTGCTGTTTCAGCTACTCGAGGTACAACTGCAGAATATGCTCTTAGAAGGGACCTAAATGATCTAATTCTTTCACCAATGCACTTCGAAGATGCTTCAATATCATCAATATGTGTAGAAAGAGCTAGATTAGCTGAATCTACAGCACAATCATTTCGAACTCTGTCTCCCATCTGAGGAACAACATCATAAGTTGGAGTTTGCGCAGTGATGTTAGGATAAGCAAATTCCATATCAGTACCTCCGGAAACTTCAACTATAAAGCTGATAGTGGAGGAAACTGTTGCTGGTGCAACCAAAGGATCTTCAACCCAAATTTCGAAATCACCAGTTGCGGTTTGACCACTACGGGCTATACCGAATCCGGTATTCAAATAAGGGGAAGCAGCACAATAAGGAACAACAATGTTAATCTCATTGCACTCTCTGATATCAAAAACTTCTCTAGCTAAATAAGGCGCATTTGCAAAAGAGCCAGTAGTTGTAGTACCAGTTGTGTTAGTGGGGTTGAAATTTATAGAGATACGCCCAGAATGAAACTCTGTTTTGACAATTTTTATTTTATAATGATATGATCCTCTCCAAAAATTGAAAAATGAAGCAACAAAAGAAAGAGGAGTGTGGTGTGTGACTCCTCCAGTAGTAAGTACACTTGCACCTGGGTACACAGTGGATCTATGGAGTAAGGTCCCTGCTGTTTGAGTGTTATCCCAAGGAATAGTGACAAAATACGAAGGAATAGAAACTATTGAGGTGAAATCCAATTCATCCTGAGGGACAAGTCCTAGAGATACTGGCTCTACGTAGTTCTTGACATCCAGAGTCATAGGAAGAGAATAATCATCATTGTTTACACTTCCCATATAAGGAGCAGAATTAATTATCATTCTGTGAGCTGGAGCTAAATTGGTTGGTTTTGACCATCCAAAACTAGCTGCAACTCCTGTTAGAGCTTCAAATACCCAAGAAGCAGGCTTTGCAAATGGAGTAAACATAGGCACAGTCGACAAAGCATTAGATACATTAGTCATTGTAGACATGACAGATTCAACAGGACCGATGTTCGCACTTTTAGCTTCCATTTCAGACGCATTTCTTTTAACCACTCTAGTAACAGATCTTTTGCCCATTTGAGGAACAGTAGCTCCAAAGAGTTCAACATCTTCTAAATGACCATAAAGGGTAAAGTTTGCAACGGTACTACCTCCTGCTGAAGCTAAATTAACATAAGGAAAAAGAGTGATTGCTCCGAGAGGTCCTGCATTAGTTCCAGAGTAAGCCTTTATTGGAAACCAATTCAAAACACTGGAGAAAGGGATCACCAAAACTGCTTCGGTATCACAATTGATATCAACTTCTACTCTATGCAATTGACTTCTCTGTCTCAAAGTACTGATGTGCGCATTATAGAATGCTAATCTTTTTGTCGTGTTAGCTTCTCCTCCAAAAGGAACCCAAGTCAACATGTATCTGCCTTGTTGAAAACGATTACCGTTCACTACTAGACGTAAGACTACGGTTGCTCTAATTCCTAGGAAACCTTCTAACTTTCTACCAATCAGAGGAGTATTGATGAAAGTTTCCATAGGAAAAATAGCTGGAAAGCTGGAAACTGTATCTGCTGATGAGAAACTGTTCGAATACAAACGAATAGGTTTCGCAAGAAAGGATTTAATGTCTTCTACGTTCGGAACTTGCGATTTCTTAGCGAGAGACAGGGTGGGACCTTTAGCATGAGATTCAAGAGCTGTAACGACTCCTGCATCAGATACGAAGGTGGTGGTAGCATTGGTTGATGGAGGCACGGATTCTGCTACCGAATTAACTCCGTGAATTTGTTGGATATTTAGGGCTCCTCCCGGAGCTGAGTTTGAACTCGAGTCAGCAAGATTCCTTCTGCCTTGACTGTACTGGCGACCTTCGAAACCAGCACAAGGCCTCGGTTGCTCTGGGTAATTGGGAGGACTGCTCCCGGTGGTCCCTGAGCGGTACGGATAAATATCCCACACCGTAAAATTCATAGCACTACTTCGCGTTTTAGGGCCGAGGTTTTTATATACGCTTGCAAGATCACATGAATAGTCTGTTTTTACATATCGTGGCACTTCCACAACTAAGGTTTCTCTACCCGAGAAACGCGGGGATAACAAAAGCAACAACAAGAAAACCCAAGCTAGTCAGAAATGAGCATCGCTCATCCTGATTTCCTTTCTGGTGTTCAAGTAGTTGTTGTAAATTGAAAATGACAAATTCATGTCAGGAAGATACTGCTCCTTCAATTCAATAAACAGGGGGTGATATTTGTCGAAAACACTTCTTTCATGAAGAGCTAACTCTTTATGAGAAGTTGACAAATTATCTGCAGTTATAACATTTCGCAAGCCTCCAGATCGAGTCCAGTTCGGCATATCAAGAATAACACTCAATCGTAAAGGAGCCACATATTCGTTAGTCAAGGGGTCAAATAAAAATCTTCTTTTAAGAAATTCAATATCGCCCAACTTTCGAAAGGGAACTGTAGCTTCATCCTTAATCTCAGTTGTGTAAGTAAGTCCAATAGTTGCCATCAAAGGTCCCAAAGTCATCTCATTAAAAAATTCTCTGTAAGCTGGAGCAACGGAAAAAGCATTGTCATCTCCCATGACTATAAGATACACACTAATAGAAAACAATCTAATAGCTAAACCTGCTAAAATCCAACAATAACGAAAATAAAGCAAATTGAGCATGCAATTGATTAAAGCAGTACACAAGTGACCACTAGGTAAAGACCCGTGCCACAAGTAAACTTGTCCTTTGATGATATGAAAAGAGAAAACAAGACATTCCCACAGCAAAGTACGTATCAACAAATGAACATCGTTGTAAGTTTTATGGATAATATCAAGAATTGACCACAAAAATACGGGACAATGAGAACCGTCATAAGCTTTATAATCACCAGCTCCAATACCAAGGTCATCGTCATTAGTTAAATGAGTTTTCAAACCTCTAGCAATGGCATTCCACTCACTAGAGTACACTCTGACACCAATGGCCATACCATTGTGGACTCGATTTTTATGAACTTCTAGAAGAAAAGTGCCAAAATACATCCTACAGATGATAAGGTACACAAAAGGAGTTCCGGAAAACATACGAGTCATGGCTTTTCTAACTTTTTCATGAGAACGTCTCTCGTCTTTGAGATTGTCAACACAAGGAAAGAATTCGAGAACACCGGCTTCTAATTTTGCAATAGATTCATTCACCATCACTCTTAGTTCTTCTATATACTCTAAACGAGCAGGAGAACCGGGTGGATGCGCAAATATCTTTTTCTTCAAATTGGAATCTTGAGACAGATTCATAGGGTAACCAGGGCTGGTATTCCCTTTTAAAGCAACAAATTCACTTTCATTTTCAATTCCTTCAAGAGCTTCTTCCAATGTCAATACTCTATGATTAACTTTTTCTCTAGTATTCTCTTTCAAGAACACTCGCAAATCTTCAACAGCTTCACCTAAAATTTCTTCATTAACAGCCAATTGTGGACGACAATAATTCTGAACCGCATTGACCCAAGGATCAGAAACAGTACCATCATCATTGTAAATACTTTTTAAAGTAGAAGGAGCTGTAGTGACCTTCTCAATTTTCCCGTACAAAACAAATTTAATAATAGTACTTCTAATAGAATGAGAAGGAGCAGGCTTCAAATCCCCAATATAAGTCATTCTCTCATGACTAA